TGGCTCCACTTATCTGATACCACAATTCTACCGGCTGGGGTTTTCTGCCGTGGGGGACTTGACATTCCGTGTGGCTACCCCCTAGCCTGTGGGACATCAACACAGAAAGGAAGGAAACAGCAATGATTACCATTCAAGAAAACCCTTACGCGGAAGAGATGGAAGAAGAGCCCTTTGTGGTGATGTGTGAAAACCACGATGAAGTGGAAACAGCCCTTGACTATGCAGAAGCTCAGGAGCTAGCTGACAACCCTGAAGACTTCTGTGAAGGTTGCAGGATTGATGACAGAGTGTCTGTCTAGTTTTCCTCTTCAGCTAAGCGGGTTTCTGGGACTTCCAGGACCCGCTTTGCTTTGGGCTCAGGCTTACTGTCCAGCTCCACCACCGCTTCAGCCATGGCATCAGCCAAGCTAGCAATGGGTCCAGACACTGGGTTCCCAGCCACCTTCAAGATAGCTTCCTTGATTTGCTTTTGTGTGGCCATCACTTCTTCCTGCCTTTGCCGTATTTGGTTCCCTTGGGCATTACAAACCCATCAAGATTTCTAGTTTCTTCTTCTTCAGCTGGAGCATGGCCAAGTCAGTCTGGTCCTGTTCATCCTCTTCAGGTGCCAGCTTTGCCAGCACTCTTTCCAGCAGTGCTTTGTCATCAGTGCTGATGTCATCACCCATCTCCACCTTCAACAGTGCATCAGCCAAAGCATCAGAATCAACTTCAGCCCTTTCTGCAAGACGGTCAAGGCCACGAACAGTGGTGGTTCCGGCTGTCTCTGAATATGCCGGGAAGGCGACAACACTGACTTCATGAAGTCTCACTTCTTGCAGTGTTCTTTCTGATCCATCAGCAGACCAGCTGTCACCACCACTTGGAACAGAAAATCCAAACGACATGGAATCCACATCGCCACGCCTAATTAGTTCAGCCGCATCCCTACCAGTGGTGGTGTTGGGGAGCATCGCCCACACTTTCAAGCCCCTGTCATCTTCATAGAGCTTCATGGTGCCCGCTCTAGTCGAACCAAGGACTTCACTGGTGCTGTGGTTCCACAACATTTTGATGTCATTGCGAGATTTCAGGGAGCGGGTGAAAGCTCCTGGGGCAATTCTTTCAGTGAAGGGCAAAGGCTCTGATGGTGAATCAAACAGGGCCGCGTAGCCTTCAAAGGTCATTCCTTCTGATGTTTCCCTGATTTCAAAATCAGTGGGATTCATTCTAGTTTCTAATTTGGCCACAGCTCTCCCTGAAGCTCTGTCTGCATTTTTGGCTTCTAGTCTATCAACTACCCCCCTGGCATAGGCCAAGGCCCTTTCTGCGGCGCGCTTACTGGGTCCTGAGCCCCACAGTAGGTGAGCCACTACACCTGGTGATGGGTAGTTGTCATGGTCTGGGTCTGCCGCTTCAGCATCAAGGTCACCAAGGTGTCTGCTGATCCACGCGGCTATTCTTACCCATTTGTCTGCCGTGACATTTCCTCTGGCCATGGCGCGGGCTTCTCTGACAGTGGCATCCACTAGGCCATCACCTGCTAGGCCTTCTTCGTAATACTTCAGGCCCTGCCTGGCAGCGGCTCTCATGTAGGCGGGCGGCGACAAATCAACCTGTCGCTGTTCAGCTACAAATTCTGACCTGGTGGATTTTGGGTGGTCTTCTGGGAGAAGGTCATTGTCTGTCACATAGCTGGCACTCTTGGGCTTACCGTTGCGCAATAGGTAGAGAAAGGCATTGACTCTGGCCATTGCCCAAGCCGCTCTGGAGATTCCAGGCCTGTGACTGGTGCTGTAGGCCCCAGCTCCTCTCCGATAGACAGCCGCTAGTTGACCATAGGTGGTCCTGGTCCAGTCAGGTTTCCCTTCCTCTTCCATGGCTTCATTGTGTTCAGACACTTTGTTTCTCAAAGCTGTTTCAGTGGCTTCAGATAGTTTGATGTCTCCACCAGCTCCACTGGCAGACCCAGGCTCATTCTCTTCTGATCCTTCTATTTGGTCTTCTGGTGGGGCAGGTGTGGAAGCAGGGTCATCCTGTCTTTCCTCTGCTCCCTGCCAAGCATTGCAATAGTGGTCACCTTCCACATACTCTTCCCACTTGGAACACCATGCCCTAGTGCCATCTTCAGACACCATGTCTTCCTGGTAGAAGATACAGTTACCACAGGCTCTTCCTTCTGGCACATCTTCAGCTAGAGCTGGCCTGTAATTCTCTGGAAGAGCTCTGCTTACTGGGAAGTCATCACCTTCATATTCCCCACCTGGTCTCAGGTTCTCTCCATAGGACAGGGCCACCATTTGGTCAATGGCTTCATCCTTGGTGCCTTGACAGCCCAGCAGGCTTCCATCCTGTTTCACTACTGCCCAGCCTGGACAGTCAGGATGTTTGTCTGTGATGAAGTAGGGCATCAGTCAGCTCTCGTAGTGTTCAGTACCCCTACCACCAAACCATCAGGGTCTGACACTGCCCACAGTTCATCTTCAGGGTCCATGTCCACATAGATAGTTTGACCTGGGTCAATGTGGATAGCATTGGCTGTGCCCACTGTGTTGTCTGGTCCTATGTGGATGTACTCGTTGGAAGATTTGGTCATGTTATGGAGAATGACCCGATGGGGCATGTTGTCTGGTGGGACAATCTGGGTGGCAGTGGTATCACTGAGCGTGTAAAGCTCGCTAGTTATTGGCATTGTCTTCCTCCTCTACTGGATAGGCAGACTGTGGGTCTTCTGGTGCAATGGCCGCAATCTGCTGAAGCTGACTGGATGGCAGACCAGTGTGATCAATGCTTGGCAGTCCAACAGCTTCCAAGGCTCCCGCTGGGTCATATCCTGCAAAGACCAAATCCTTAGCCATGGACACTCTTTCTCTGGTGGCTCTCAGGGTGGATTCATCCACATTCACATTTGCTAAGGGCACCCTTACAATGTTTGCCGATTCATCATCTTGGGCTGGCAGGTCCTCTAAAGCTCTAGCTTCATTGATAGTCATGAAGCCACCCTGTAGGGCTGTGCTGTAGGCAGAGAACCTGGATTGGATGTCTGCCCTAAGTAGACCGTCAAGGTTGAATTTCAGGAAAGCATTTGCCCCATTGGGCGACCTGGCTAGCAGGGGCTGGAAGGCTCCTTCAATCTTGGTCAGGATGGGCCGCAAGCCATGGGTGACCCAGGCCAGGTTTGTTTGTTCCACTGAAGCGTAACTGTTAGTACCTGGCAGGCCAAGAAGGTGTGGTGGCACATTGAAGGCCCTGGCAATGTCTTCCACTGCCATCCTTCTAGCTTCAATAGCTTGGGCCTGCTGTGGGTCTGTCTGGGTGGGTTTGAAGGTAGCTCCTCCTGTGAGCACCCCTGTCCTGTGACCGCGTTTCCAACCCCGGTGCCTGTTGTCAAAGCCAGCGACCAAATCAGTGGCCTGTTCTTTAGTCATGGTGCCGGGGAATTCAATGATGCCGTTCAGGTTTGTGCCTTGGCCAAAGAAGGTGCTGGCAAAGCGTTCCAGAGCGAGTGCAAGTCCAAACGATTCCTTCAGGGCTTCTACCCTGGAGACACCTTTGATTTTCCCTGGTGACACTAGGTCTGGGATGAAGATGACTTCATCACTGGTCAGTGGTTTGGATTCTCCTTCTACTATGAACTGGAGCCTTCCAATGGCTGTCCTTTGGACTGTGACTGCTGTGGGATTCAGGACAGTCATGGTGGCCACTGTGTTTCTTTGACCAGTGAACACTCTGATGTAGGCATTGCCTTCCAGGAGAAGACTGACTACCACTGAATTCCAGAAGGCTTCTGCTGGCAGGTCCACATCTGGACGGTCAAGCCAGGTGGGCCTGGGCTCTAGCTCTACTCTCCTGTCACCATCTCTGACATAGGCATGAAGGGGAAGGGTGGAGATGGTGTCTGAGATCAGGGAGACAGCTGAGAAGACAGCATTGACTTGAAACACTTTGTCTGAATCAATTTGTGTCCCAGACAGGTTGCCAATGGCAATGTCATTGCCCTGCTCAAAGATTGTCTGAAAGTCAATGGATCTTTCAGCTCCTCCACCCAGAAGGCGATTCAAAATCATGCATTCATCCCAACTGCTAGACCAATGAGAGTGACAGCTACCCCTGCCACAATGAGCCCCACAGGTATGGAAAGGAGGAAGACACCCACTGTGACAGTGGTGAGACCTACAATTTGAAGACTAGTCGAGACCAAGTTTTTCATGTTCATCCAAAGAATTGTGGGACAATCTCTTCCATTCTACCGACTGTGGCCCTGTCTACGGCTAGGACAGCGGCTACAGCACCGTCAATCTTTCTGGGGCTGTTCTTCTTGTCTTTCACAATCCTTGGTCCCAGGTTGTCAGTTTTGATCACAGCATTGGCAATGTGCCTGGCCAGGGTTGGGTCTCCATCATGTTGAAGCCTGTTTTCTACCACGCTGTCATAGAATTTGGCACAGGCTGGGACCATGCGCCTAGGACTGGTGCTGGGCCATTCGACAATGGGCAGGCCTTTTTCCTGTAGCACTTCCATGGTTCTTTGCCACCTGAAGGGGTCACAGGCTATCTCTTTGACATTGGGATGTTTCTGGCAGAAGTCAAGGATGGTGGCTTCCACATCACTGATGTCTACCCGCCAAGTGTCATCATGGATAGTCAGGTCTTTCTCCCAGGCTTTCACTAGAAACACTTTCACTGGGTCATTTTCTTCTTTGGGGATGACTGCTCCCACTACTACTGAAGCATCCCCACTGAAGGACCCATCAAAGCCCAACACAATGTCATCTTCTGGGTCAGGGGTGAAATCTATTTGACAGGCCTCCCAGGCACCATCTGGGAGCCAAGCTGTTTGGGCTGACACAAACTGATTCAGTCTCTTGGTTTTGAATTCTGCTTCAGGTGTTCTTCTGACTGCTGATTCAAAGTCAGACTGATCATTCAGGTCACCAAATCCAGGGTTGGCTTTGGCCCAAGTGTCTGGGTCTTTGAAGTCTCCTTCTGATTCCCACCAAGCCATGAACATGGATGGGTCTTCCTCTTCACCCCTAGACACTCTTTGACCGTATTGGTAGAGCGTGTAGGCGATGGAATCTTTGCCGGTATTGTCTGACCTGACACCGGCTGTGGTAATTGCTATCAGTGTTGATTTGTTACCGCGGGCGGCCATGGACAGTGACATGACATCGAATAGTTCCCGGTTTGGTTGGGCGTGGAGCTCATCGAAGAGAACCATGGTGGGTGACAGGCCTTCTTTGGAATAGGCTTCAGCAGACAGCACCCTGTAGATTGACCCGTTCTCTTTGTTCTCCATTGCATCTCTGTAGAGATTGATGTGGGCTAGGAGCTCGGGCTGATTCTCCACCATTCTCCTGGCATCCCTGAACACAATTTTGGCCTGTTCTTTTTCTGCCGCGACTGAATACACTTCACCACCATCAGGCCCCATGGTCAAAGAGTAGAGAGCCAGGACAGACCCAAGAGCCGATTTGCCGTTCTTTCTCGGCATTCCCACCAGACTGACCCTGTGTTTCAGGCCACCATTCTCCCAAGCAAAGAGTCTGGCAATCAGCTGTTTCTGCCAATCCCTGAGAACCATTGGGTCTCCAGTGTTACCAGCCACACCATCCTTGGTAATCATGCCTACTCTTTCAGCAAAGCCAATGGCAATGTGGCCTTCTCCTTGGAGGATGGCTTCTTCAGAAACTGGTGTAACCCAGCGTGGTGGCCAAGACATTAGGCACCCCTTTGGGCATAGTATTCCCTGATGTAAGGGATGATGTTTCTGGCCATCTTGGGATTCCTGGTCTTCACTCTCTCAATGCACTCTTCCATTCAAGGGTCTAGGTTGACAAACCTGGCAGACACTGACCTGTATTTTCTGCGCATTTCAGGAGATGGATTCGAATGGATGATCCAAACATTTGTTCGATTCATAGACTGGTGGATTTGAATGGCTGTCTTCACTGCTTGATTCCTAGCTTCTCTAGCAATCACTCTCACTGTGTCTGGGTAGGAATGACTCTCACTACTGGTGGGCACCCATAGGGCTGTGGCAATCCTGTCCATGTCAATGATGACATCACCTGGTGTGGCATTGTCTTTCACATAGGTGGATTTCCCTGCCCCTGGTGCTCCTTCAATCACCCTGATCATCAGCACCTGCAATCAGGTCTTTCTTCATTTGCTTCAGCTCAGCCAGCTTGGACACTCTGGCCACTTCAGCCAAACCAAGCCTTGACCTTTCTGCTGGGGTGAATCCCATTTGAGCCAGGTTGGAAGCAATCAGTCTGGACAGGTTGTCTAGTCTTCTGGCCATCTGCATGTTGTCATTCTGCATGACCTTGATTCTCAGATTCCATCTTTCATCCACCATTTCACAGGTCATCAGCAGAATCTCCAGGTCAGAAGTGGGACTGATCCAGGTGATGCCTGACTGCCACACCCTGTCCCAG